GCCCCAAAAGTTATTTTACAGAAACCGTTATCAGTATATTCTTTAATGAATCTTTGTGGTGCGTTTTTCCATTTACCTACTACAATACCTTCATTGTCAGAAACCGTATTTTCATCAACTGTATATACTTCACCTTGTGCCAATGCAGGTACTTCATACCAATTTAAATCGAAGTCACTAAATTCTTCTTCCGTAGGTGTAGTAGTTAAATTTGTACCTTCTTTAGTTATAATATTTTCAATAGACAATACATTATCTTCAGGTAAAATAACCTCTAAAAATGGTTTAAAATCAGACGCACCTAAAGTCTTTTTATATATTTTAGTAAATCCATTTAACATTATCTCTCTTTTAGTAAGTGAATAACTTTGGATTATACCATTACCATCAATATTAGGTATGATAAGTCTATTAGGTATCCCACCTGTTGCAAATGGCGATGAGAAGTCACAATCCTCTAACAATTCAAATATTTTACCTGCCCCCGATGCTTGCGAACCTTTTAATATTTTAGGCGCATAACTGTCATCAAAAGTATCACCCTTTACTGGTATATTAGTAACCGTCCAATCTACTAAAGTAATACTAGGTCTTTTACCTGGAATATTTAAACCAAACGTCCTAGCCAATTCTAATAATGATGATCTCTCTTGTGCATAATTAATCTGAGTTTCATTAAACATTCTATCAGTATGGAAACTTAACATATCACCTACCGCAGCGTTTAATTCTAATAACATCATACCTACTGACGCATCGTTAAAATCTGAAAACGTTTCTGGATAATATTTTTTAATGAACTCTACAAGTTGTTGTCTTACATCTGAGAAATTCCTACTATTATAATCAATTTTTTTAGCCATACTTTAAAATGTTAATGTTACTGTATCGGAACTTTGGAATGTTCCATCTGTCACAGTATAAGTTAATTCTACAATTATTAATTCTTCAATGTCATCGTTCCTAAAATTAATACTATTAACTATTAAATTAGGTATATATCTAGATATACTATCGTTCAAACTTTTTTTAATATCATCGTGTGTTATACTATCATTAGGTTCAAATATGAACTTTCTAAAATCACTGCCGAAATCAGGTAAATATAACCTATCACCTTTATTAGTTAATAATAAATGTAATAAATCCGCCCTAATTGCATCTCGATCTGTTTGATTTAGTTCGAAATAAAAACCCTTTTTACTATCTTTAAAAGGGAAATCAATATTTTTATATCTAGTCTTTGCCATTTGTATATAAATATTGTACTATATATTTTTTTAAAAGAAATGGTAAAATAAAAAAAGTCAGAACTTAGTCTGACTTTGTTAAATACTTTATAAGGTTTTAAACTTACTTTGTTATATTCGTATTTCCTCTTTCGTGTTTTGGGTCATACGGACAATGTAAACATCCGTTACCACAACATCTACCTCTTCTTATATGATATGATTCAGTCATAACCATTCTACCATCTTTGTCGTAGTAATAATCAGAAGGAAGGAGTTTGTTTCCAAACTCCCTCACATATAATTGTTGTACCCAATCGTTACTTGCATTTACTGTCATAATCAATTATTTTTTCTTTGATTATAAAACGCCAACAATACTTGGTATGTTAGCGTTACATCATTACCCCAATTTACTTTCATAATATTTTGTATTTAAACCCCATTTAAAATTATTTAATAATTCAATATCATAATCACTGTTTTTATGATTTTCAGAAACTTTATTACATAAAAATATAAACATATTTTGCTCAAAAATATTTTTCATCACATTGATATGTTTATGTACCCATTGGACATTTCCTATTTCATATCCCTTTTTACTGTCTATTCTATCTAACGAAGCAGTATATGTTTTATCATTCCAACTAATCGGTAGTGTAATTTCAATTCCAGATAAATTACATTTCCCATTTTGTTTTTTATATAAATCATATATGTATTCTTTTGTTAAATCAAAACTTAAATTTTTTCTTATGATTCTCTTAGATATTTTATTTTTAGTTAAATTGTACCATAATTCACCATTTATACCACCTTCTTTATTTACATTATTAATACAACCACAAGATACTATTTTTCCGCTACGTAAATGGGTACCAAAAATATCTTTAATTTTACCACATTCACATTCACATTTATATTTTATATGTCCATTTTTGTTTTTATGTAATTCAGAAAGAACTTTTAATTTACCAAAAATTCTACCAACCATTTCAATTTTTTTCATAATTCACAAGTATTTGTTTCATTTTATAAATATGTTGTGAAATTAAAAAAGTAAGGAAATTTTATTTTTTTCCTTACTTTTTTTAAATTTAAATAACTTCGCAAGATCCGTTAGCGCAGGCAACTTCTCCAGATAGGTTAGTATTATCTTGTAATTCGATAACCTTAGTTAAATCAACGCTAGTTAGTGAATTCATCATAGTATTATAGGTTTGTTCATCACAATCTTCAAATGGTGCCTGTTGGTATGTTCCTCCATTATAAGGTAAAACTGATAAACCATTATAATGTTTTCTATTTTCCCACATCCATTCACCCGCAAGTTCCCAATCTTCTTCTTTTAAAGAAATTGTTGCAGATACATTATGTGTATTTTGTCCTCCTCTGTGCCCATATTTAATCCATTCTTGTGACACTTTTTTAACTCTATCTAATAATTCAAATGGAGACTCATATCTTAAAATAGAACCTTCTGGAGACTTCTGAGGTATAGATATAACCGCAGTATCATGTGGACGGAAAATTTCATCCTCAACCAACTCTGGATGATTAATAGATAAATAAGTATAAATTGCTTCATTCTTACCTACCCTAATTCTTCTAATATAATAATCATTATGCCATGCATGAATACCTGATGATGTTCCTAAAACTAATGATGATGTACCAGATGGTTTAACTGTTGTTGTTCTAGCCGCCTTATTAATACCAATTAAATTAGCAACCCTTTCATTTTCTTCTTTAACCGCCTTCGCCGCAGATTTCATATCATAACCTAATACTACACCTGATCCAATACCAGTCATCCCTACACCAATTAATGCATCTTTTTGTGTAGTTCTTTTCCACACATCTCTAAGATAATGAAAGTCAGTGTAGCCCGCTTGTAATGTTCCTATAAACGCAGCACCTCTTACTCTTTTTTCAAAATCTTCTTGTGACTCTATATCTGAAGCATTTACTTCACATAGGTTACAGAACTGATAAGGTCGTAAACCTATCTCACAACATGGATTAGTACCCCAATCTTTATCATTAGAGAAATAAATTCCAGGTTCACCTGCACCTGATAGTTCAATTCTTTTCCATAAATCTAAGAAAAACTCTTTAGTCACTTTATGTCTTAATAGTACCGCTGAATTATTTGCTCTTCCTCTTTGTGCGTTTAGTTCCCACCACGCACCTGATTTACAAGAAATCATTTCATCATCATCTGCACTAAATAAACTAATCAACGCCGCTCTACGAATACCACCCGCAAGAACTGCATCTGCAATGTGACAAACCATATCGTGTACTTCAATAGGTGATAGTTTATCCCCATCTTCTTTAGCATCTAAAACTTTCTTAATATTATGAATACAATCTTTTAATGGTTGTGGTCCAGGTGCCTTACCACCTGATGTTACTAACAACGCCCCTTTTTGCCTAATGTCCGAAAAGTCAAATGTTGGTGTAGAAGATTTAGCACCAAAATAAGATTCTACTAATACTTTAATTGCATCTGCCCAACCTTCAATAGAATCCCCAATAAGATATCTCCTACTTCTATTAGGGTTTGGTTTTCTAATCTCTGGTAACGCATCAACATGATGTTTTTGTACTGAAAAACCTACACCTGTACCACCTAATAATAAAAACATTGTTTCTGAAAATGCATCAACATGATCAATAGGTAAATATGCGCAATTATATATCCTATTAGGTGATATCTCAATAGGTTTTCCACCAAATTGTAATGACCTCATAGAAGGTAATATTTTTTTGTCGTAAACCATTTTATACACTTCTTCAATCTCATCCTTTATTGTAGGATACTTCTTTTGGTGCATTTCTTTATTTCTAGTGACTAATTCTTCCCATGTTTCTCTTCTGTTTTCTTTAGGTAGAAATTTTGCGTACTTCATATGTACGGTAATGTCTGATAAAATTTTGTTTGATAACTCCATTTTTTTAATTTTTTCTTTTTTTAGAGGGTTTCTTTCCCTTTATGATTCACATAGTTAAATCATTTAAAAATTACCCTTTTACTAATTTTAATTGTTATTTACTGAACTTCTCTTCTTCGCTATCGTCTCACTAATGAAATCAGACTCTTTTCTTTTCTGTCCTTTTTCATGTTGTAATAGTGATACATCCGTACTTTCACTAGTGTCGATAGTTAACGTACCATTGTCAAAT